CGCCAAACTCACAACAAAGAAACTAAAAAATGTTTTACCTGCAGAGGGGCTAGGGTGTGTGTTTGAATTAGTGGGAGTACCCAACCGATTTAAAGCAATGCGTCGGCCTGATGACACAGAACAGTATGCCAGAGTATTGCAGTTGGGTATGGCATTTATTTTTTATGGTTTTTGTAGTGAGCACAAGCCTGATAGTTGGAGAATGGTTTAAATGCCTAAAGCAGTAATATCAAATCGTATTTACATGGATAATCCTGGTGTAGAACACACAAAAAAGATTATCGGTGCACTTACCTACAAGATCAAAAAAGACACTGGGTCAAAGCGTTTTGCTACAGTAGAAACTATCAAGAACTATAAGGTGCTGCCCAAAGGTATCCTCAGTATTCCTCAAGGTCGACTAGACTTAATTCCCGAAGACTATGAAATCATTGATAAACGAGTGCTTGAGGATGTACCTTTCCCAACGCCTAAATACCCTCTACGACCCGAGCAACAAGTGGTTTATGACCCAATCGACGATACCTGCTTTATCAATGCCCTTGTGGGATGGGGAAAGACTTTTACAGCCTTACACCTTGCACACAAGTTCGGACAAAAAACTCTTGTTATCACCCACACAGCTGCACTCCGAGACCAGTGGTGCGAAGAAGTCGAAGTCTTATTCGGGACGCAGTGCGGAGTTATTGGTGGTGGACGAGTTGACCACGCCGACCACTTTATCACAGTGGCCAATATACAGACGCTCTCAAAGTGTGCTGGTGACTTGGCTAAGGAGTTTGGGACTATTATCTTGGACGAAGCCCACCACTGTCCTGCCACTACATTTGCACAAACAGTGGACGTATTCCATGCCCGCTACCGAATTGCTCTTAGTGGCACAATGATTCGCAAAGACGGCAAACACATCTTGTTTGGTGACTATTTTGGCCCTCTAGTATACAAGCCACCACAGTCGAATACACTGACTCCAACAGTGCACATTGTTAAGTCGGGTATTACACTAAAGCCAGGTGTACCTTGGGTTGAAAAAGTCACAGAACTACTAGAATCAGAAAAGTACAGGCAATTTATTGCAACCATTGCACTAATGCATATGCAAGAGGGTCACTCAGTGTTGGTAATTGCTGACCGAGTGGAGTTTTTACACAAAGTGAAAGAATACATTGGCGAAGATTGCGCGGTTGTTACAGGCGACACAGATTACGAAGAACGACAGTACGTCAAACAAGAAGTCCTCTCAGGAAACAAAAAAGCCATATGCGGAAGCAGGCAAATATTCTCAGAAGGCATATCTATTAACACACTCAGCTGTGTTATCCTTGCAGCCCCAATGAGTAACGACAGTCTGCTAGAACAAATTGTGGGTCGCGTTCAACGATTGCATGAAGGTAAACTTGACCCACTAGTTGTGGACATTAACTTTGCTGGTTATGCGGATAAAAAACAAAACAACGACAGACTAGCCTTGTATTTACGTAAAGGCTGGCAGGTAATAACAGCATGATAAAATTTACACTTGCAGTAGCTTCGCTATTATGTTATAATATAGTCTAAGTTAAGGATTATGGCACTCTTTTTTAACCTGGATTTATTAGAAACAGAAACACATTGTGACCCTAAATTAATGTTAAGTATGCTGGAAAGGCATTTTAGCAAAAAGCCAATACCGAAAAACCACCGTGAACTAAATAGTTTCAAAAACTTGTCGGGTCACAGCTTTTTGTTAAATGCCCAACCTCTTTTCCAAGAAACTTGTGATATTGCACACAAAGCGCAATATATCAGACTTGCAGGAAGGCGTGATTATAGCTTATATAAACTTTATCGTGTAGTCTACCTAGACTTAACCTATTTCAAAGATCTTGACTTAGACGCACTAAAACACAATCCACTGCTTACAATAACAGACAACAAAATTTACTTCAAATACGAAAATAACTAATTATGGCAATTTCATTTAAAAACACCAAAGGCAAAGCTCAATCAAACAAAGTTGAGGCTTATGAGTATAAAGACGGCGAAAACACAGTTCGCTTAGTAGGCGGCGTTCTTCCACGTTATATTTACTGGATCAAAGGTAGCAACAACAAGGATATCCCTGTTGAGTGTTTGGCTTTTAGCCGTGACAAAGAAAAATTCGATAACATCGAAAAAGATCATGTCCCAGCCTTCTACCCAGAACTAAAATGCTCATGGAGTTATACAGTTAACTGTATTGACCCAAAAGACGGCAAAGTCAAAGCACTAAACTTGAAAAAGAAACTGTTTGAGCAAATTGTAAGCGCAGCAGAAGACTTGGGCGATCCAACTGATTTTGATACTGGTTGGGACGTTGTATTCAAGCGTACTAAGACTGGCCCCTTGGCCTTTAATATTAGTTATGATCTCTCAGTATTGCGTTGCAAGCCACGTAAGTTGACTGATGAAGAGCGTGCAGCGGCTGAAGCAGCTAAGTCGATTGATGAAAAATATCCTCGCCCAACAGAAGCCGAAGTGCTAGCACTGTTGGAAAAAGTTACTACTAACGCAGACGAAGGCGACGAAGCGGATTCCGCAGCAGCTGAAGCAGTCAAAGAACTAGGTTGATAACACATAGCCCGCAATCCTAAAAAGCTTGCGGGCTATTTTGTCTGATAAACACAATGAAAATATTATTTACAGCAGACGTACATATTAAGCTAGGTCAAAAGAATGTGCCTGTTGAATGGTCACGAAACCGATTTCACTTATTCTGCAAGCAGTTTGCAGAAATGCAGCATGAAGCAGACTTGGTGATTGTGGGTGGGGATGTATTTGATCGACTGCCTACAATGGACGAAGTCGAGCTTTATTTTGACTTCGTGGAAAGCTTCCATAAACCCACACTGATTTATCCAGGTAATCATGAAATGTTGAAAAAAGATTCAACATTCTTGACTAACCTTAAAAAGTCTACGCACCGATTAAACCCACTGGTAAATATTGTTGATGAATACTACTCGGACGATGTAGTAGACATTATACCTTACAACAAGCTAAAAGATTACGAAAAGCATGGCTATAACTTTAGCAATCGTATCTTGTGCACACACGTTCGTGGTGAAATTCCACCACACGTTAAGCCAGAAGTAGACTTAGATTTATTCAAACGCTGGGACTTGGTACTAGCAGGTGACCTACACAGTTATGAGAACTCTCAGCGCAACATTCTTTATCCTGGCAGCCCTTATACTACTAGTTTTCACCGTTCCCGAGTTGATACTGGCGCTATTATCCTTGATGTTAATAGTCTCAGTCATGAGTGGCGGAAATTCAACTTACCGCAGCTCATCAAGAAAACAATCACTGCCGAAGAGGCCTCCACCTCCGCCAATGCCACCGACTTTGACCACACAATCTATGAAGTGCAAGGCGATATGCAAGAACTCGGAGAATTGCAAGACTCAGAGCTAATTGCTACCAAAGTCCTAAAACGCGATACCGATTCAGCACTAATGCTTGACGCAGAAATGTCACTGGATCAAGAAGTGCGCGAGTACGTAACCTATATCTTAGAACTACCCGAACCAACGGTAGATAAGGTTTTAAAAGAAATGCAAAATCATGCAGAAAAATTTACCTAAAATAGCCGAAGTATGGTCACAAACTAACTGCCCAGCTTGTACTGAAGCCAAGCGATTGTTGGAAACTCACGGAACGCATATTGTAGAAAAAATGCTTGGCATCAATGGTTATACCAAAAAAGATTTAATTGAAGTAGTTCCAAATGCGCGTAGTGTACCGCAGATCTTTTTAGATGGTGAATACATTGGTGGCTTACAAGAACTAAAAAGAAAACTAGCAAATGATAACAATAAAAACACTAGCATGGTCTAATGCTTTTAGTTACGGATTAGATAATAAAATTGATTTTGTGGCTGCTCCGCTAACACAGCTTGTGGGCAAGAATGGTCACGGCAAGAGTTCTATTGCGCTAGTACTTGAAGAAGTTCTGTTCAACAAGAACTCAAAAGGCATTAAAAAAGCAGATATTCTTAATCGTTATGTAAAAGACAAGCACTATGCAATTGAGCTAGTGTTTGATCGTGATGGCACTGAATATAAGATCGAGACTCGTCGTGGTACAGCACAAACAGTCAAACTGTACAAAGACGGTGTAGATATTAGTGCCCACACAGCCACTGCTACTTACAAGATTGTAGAAGAAGTAATCGGTATTGACCATAAAACTTTTAGTCAAATTGTTTACCAGTCAAATGCATCAAGCTTGGAGTTTTTAACGGCTGCAGACACTGCACGTAAAAAGTTTTTGATTGAAATCCTAAACTTAGGTAAGTATACTCAAGCACAGGATGTTTTTAAAGAAGTAGCACAAGATTTAAGCAAAGATATTACTGCAACACAGTCGCAAGTTAATACAGTAGTTGCTTGGCTAGATAAATATTCGAAAACGGATTTAACTCCAAAACAGCTTGTTGATGTTCAAGAACTTGATTCTGAAGTATTACAAGAAGCAGCTAAGTTAGAAGTATCTATTCAAGGTGTAGAGTCTACTAATCGTAAGATTTCACAAAATAATACATACAAGCAACTACAGTCAAAAATTACCTTAGTACCGCTACCTCCTAAACCCGAAGATGACATTAGCCAAGCACAGCTAGAAGCAAAGAACCTAAATACAGAAACCATTGAGCTACAAAAAACAGTTAAAGATTCTGAGGCATTTGTTCAGAAAATGAACAAGCTGCATGGTAATTGCCCAACGTGCTTACAAACAATTGATACAAATAAAATATCTGAGCTTGTCAAAGAGCAGGTAGATATTCAGCTAAATGCTGATATTAAAAGCACACAATTACGTTCACGTCTTGAACAAATAAACTCAGAGTATCGAGCATACACAGCTAAAAAATCTACTTGGGAAGCTGCACAGAAATCTCAAGAAGAGTGGGAAAAGTATCATCAGCTTATTGATACTGAACTACCGGATACTGTACTAGATAAAGCAGCTTTGCAAAATAGTTTAGCGGATCTTGAGTCTAGTATCAAAGCTACGCGCGATAAGATTACAGCAGCTGAAAAAACCAATCAAACTGTTAGTGCACATAATTCCAAAGTAGAAACAATCAGTAAGCAGTTAGCTGAAATGAGTGAAGAACTGGAAGTATACAGTGAGAAACTTCATGAGCTGTCAGAGCGCATGAGTATTGTAAATGTCTTAACTAAAACATTCTCTACGACTGGCCTAGTTGCCTATAAGATTGAGTGCTTGGTAAAAGACCTAGAAGAAATCACAAATAACTACTTAGTTGACCTAAGTGATGGTAGATTTCAAATTAGTTTCAAAATTTCTGCTAGTGATAAACTAAATGTTGTTATTACTGATAATGGCAGAGACATTGAAATGTTGGCATTAAGTGGCGGTGAGCGTGCACGAGTAAATGTGGCCACACTGTTAGCTATTCGTAAATTAATGCAGACCCTAAGTTCGAGCAGAATTAACTTGCTGATCTTAGATGAAACCGTTGAAGCACTCGACGTAGACGGTAAAGAAAAACTGGTAGAAGTCTTATTAAAAGAAGAACACCTAAACACCTTTTTAGTATCACACGGATTTTCACATCCTCTACTAGAAAAAGTCAACGTTGTTAAACGCAACAACATATCTCATATAGAGGCATAAAATGATTAAAATTGAACGAATTACGGCTACCAAGCCAACATTACTACGTAATGGTGTACGTCAACCTGTTACACAAAACATGACAGTAACTGCCGCAGAGCTGGAAACGATTGAGGCAACTGATGGTACTATCCTCTACTCTGTGGATGAAATGGAAGTAAAAACCATTACATTTCAGGCAAAACCAGTTGCCCCAACACCAGCAGCTAAGCCAGTTGCAAAACCAGTTATTAAGCAACCACAACCCAAGGCTGCCCAGCCTACTGTGGAACCTACAAGTGAAGAAAACGCGCCTGAGTAATGGTCGTAGACGCTAGAGCCAAGGGAGCCCGTACTGAAACCACAGTGCGTGATCTCTTGCGTAAACATACCGGTTTAGGTTGGGAACGTATTCCAGGTAGTGGAGCCCTTGACCCTAAACATTTGCTAAAAGGTGATTTGTATGTGCCTGGGCGAACTAACCTTTGGTGTGTAGAAGTAAAAGGTTATGCAGAAGACCATGTTACCTCGCATTTGCTGACTTCAAAAACACCGCAATTAGTGGAGTTTTGGGAACAAAGCGTTCGCCAAGGTAAACAGGTAGAAAAGAAGCCTCTGTTAATATTTAAGTTTGACCGAAGCAAAGTATTTGTGGCTTTTGATGATATGCCTAACTCGCAGAACTATCGCTGTATTTACTACAATCACGAAACACATGAATTTTATGTTGCTCTCTTAGAAGATTGGTTGAAGTATGAGCAACCACAATTTGTGACTTGAACAGAAGCGGTTAATCGTGTATAATATACACTTAACCACAAAGAATACACCATGAGTATTACATTTAAAAAAGCCACAGAATCAAATAACACACTGTTGATTGTAGATGCGCTAAACTTGGCATTTCGCTATAAACATAGCGGAGCCACAGATTTTGCCACAGACTACATTCGCACAGTTGATAGCCTAAAGAAAAGCTATAAAGCATCTCACGTTATTATTGCCTGCGACCAAGGTAGTTCTAGCTATCGCAAAGCACTGAGTCCAGAGTACAAACAAAATCGTAAAGACAAGCAAGAACAGCAAACTGACGCAGAACGCGCAGCTTTTGAGCTTTTCTTTGAAGATTTCTTGCAAACTATTGACACTATCGAAACTTCCACCAACTACCCCGTATTGCGGTTCCAAGGCGTAGAAGCAGACGATATTGCAGCTTACATCGTATCTCAAAAGTCCAAGCTGAGCACAGATGATATCTGGCTTATCTCTAGTGATCGTGACTGGGATTTGCTTGTACAACCTGGTGTATCGCGTTTCAGTTATGTTACACGCAAAGAAGTTACACTAGACAACTGGAATAACCACTATGATTTTAACCCTGAAGACTATATTAGTATTAAGTGCCTTACAGGTGATACTGGCGACAATGTGGCTGGTGTCCCCGGCATTGGCCCTAAGCGTGCTGTGGCTCTTGTTAACGAATGGGGTAGCACTTATGACATTATCGCTAGTATCCCTATTGCAGGCAAGTACAAGTATATTCAAGAACTCAACAAGTGCAAAGACACTTTGATGCTCAACTATCAACTAATGGACTTGGTAACACATTGCCGCGAAGCCATTGGTAGTGAAAACATTAACACAATTGACACAACCTTACAACTTTACTTAAAATGAGCAACCAATATTTTATTAACGATCCAGGACGTATTCCAGAACCCTCAATCGACTGCCAGCTACAGCCAGGCGCACATCTTCCACAACGTGCTCACCCCACTGACGCTGGTGCAGATTTGCGTGCACTTGAAGCACATGAGATTTATCCTGGAGAACAAAAACTTGTTGATACAGGAGTAGCCGTTAAAATTCCACGAGGGTTTGCAGGCTTTATTTTCAATCGCAGCTCGCAAGGGAAAAAAGGCATTACAATCCCACATTCGGTTGGAGTCATTGATTCCGATTATCGTGGAAATTTAAAAGTTCTGCTAAAAAATATTTCGGAAGACCCTTACGTTATCGAGGTGGGCGACAGAATTGCTCAGCTTGTTGTTCAGCGTGTGGAGCTTCCAACATTCCGTGATGCATGGAATGACACACAACGCGGTACTGGCGGCTTCGGCAGTACCGGACAATAAACTAGAAAGAATAAATGAACTCACCATCAACACGAGCACAAGTAATTACACGTCGTACCTATAATCGCCCTACTAGCGACGACGGAAAAGAGTTTGAAACATGGCAAGAAACAGTTGCCAGAGTTATTGATCACCAAGAGTGGTTGTGGGCACGAGCAGTAGACCGGGATTTAAATGACGTAGAGTACGCAGAACTTTATGATCTTGAGCAACTTATGCTAGATCGCAAGGTACTAATGAGTGGTCGTACACTTTGGTTAGGCGGAACTAACGTAGCTAAAACCCGTGAAGCGTCTCAGTTTAATTGCTCGTTCACACACGTTGAAACAATCTATGACGTAGTAGATGTACTATGGTTGTTGCTACAAGGTTGCGGCGTTGGATTTAAACCAATCGTTGGTACACTAAATGGTTTTTCAAAGCCAATTAAAAATATTAGAGTAGTGCGCTCTACCCGTACTACCAAAGGTGGTAATGAGCACAATACAGAAACATTTGACGCAGATACTAAAACTTGGACTATTCAAGTTGGAGATTCCGCAGAAGCTTGGGCAAAGTCTATTGGTAAGCTTATTGCGGGTAAGTACCCTGCTGATACTCTCGTACTTGATTTTAGTCAATTACGACCTGCTGGTGAAAGGCTAAAAGGATATGGTTGGATTTCTTCAGGTGATAGCGCAATTAGTACTGCTTATACTGCTATCGCCAATATTCTTAATGGTCGTGCTGACAGTTTACTTACTAGGATGGATATTCTGGACATTGTTAACCATCTTGGCACTATTCTATCCAGTCGTCGCAGTGCTGAAATCGCACTTTTCGATTACGGCCAACCGGAGTGGGAAGAATTTGCGGTAGCCAAAAAAGATTGGTGGTTGCACAACAATGCACATCGCACACAGTCCAACAACAGTTTAGTATTTAAAGAAAAGCCGCTTAAGTCTGATCTAGAGAAAATCTTTGGAATGATGATTGAAGCTGGCGGTAGTGAACCAGGATTTATCAATGAAGTCGAAGCCCTCAGACGTGCTCCTTGGTTTAAGGGAGCCAATCCATGCGTTGAAATCTTACTCGGTAATAAGGCTTTCTGTAACCTTACCGAAACTGACATTGCCAAGTTCAAAGGCGACACAGCTGGGTTACACAACGCTATACGACTGGCAGCTCGTGCCAACTACAGACAAACGTGTGTTAACCTTCAGGACGGCATTCTTCAAGAGTCTTGGCACCTTAACAACTATTTCTTACGACTTTGCGGTGTAGGCCTAACTGGTATTGCAATGCGTCCAGATATGGGAAGCTATGACTACGAATACTTGAAGCGTACTGCTACTAGTGCTGCTGTTGGTATGAGCCAAGAGCTTGGACTGCCTGCTCCTAAAAATGTAACCTGTATTAAGCCGTCAGGAACACTGTCCAAAATCATGGATACCACAGAAGGCGTACACAAACCACTAGGAAAGTATATTTTCAACAATGTACAATTTAGCAAACATGACCCGGTGGTTGAGAAACTACGTGAAGCGAATTACCGTGTTATTAATCATCCTGTTGATGATTCTGGAGTGCTTGTTACGTTTCCGGTAATGTGGGACGGAGTTCCGTTTGATAAAGTTGACGGCAAAGAAGTTAATATTGAGTCAGCTATTGTTCAGCTAGAGCGTTACAAGTTGTTGCAGACTTCATGGAATCAGCAAAATACCTCTGTAACCATCAGCTACGATCCAAGCGAAGTAACAGGAATTATTGATTGGTTATTAGACAACTGGGATTGTTATGTTGGCGTGAGCTTTATCTACCGCACAGATCCAACTAAAACCGCTAAAGACTTAGGTTACTTGTACCTTCCACAAGAAGTAGTAACTGAACATGACTACCACGAGTATGTTAAAACACTAGGCGCTGTTGATCTTAATAACACCAACAGTTTTGACGAAATCACTGATGCAGAGTGCGCAACAGGCGCTTGCCCAATTAAATAATATGATCTCAAATAACACTGAACTAACATTTAAAGTTAGTATTGAAGAAGCTAACCACATCTTAGCAGGTTTACAAGAACTGCCTGCTAAAATCTGTAATCCATTGTCTGTGAAGCTACAGGCTCAAGCAAAAGAACAATTGCCTGACCAAGCACCAGAACAACCAACAGAACAGTTAGCATAATAAAAAGCCCCCGCGTTGCAAAACTCGGGGGCTTTTTTGTCGTCAAAAATTGTGAACGTGCGCCAATGCAACCATAACAAAAAAGCCCCACATATTGCTATGTGGGGCTTTTCTTTATAGTGGAGTATCTTCGTTGCTGTCTTCGTCGTCTACGTTATCGTAGTCAATCATATCTTCCGGTGCTAGTTCCGAAAATACTAGTACTAGTATGTCCCGATACGGTTGCTCTACAAGATGTAAATCTAGTAAGTAAGTATCAAGATGATTATTTCGTAGCAACTGAGCGTGGTACATAAACTGACCAAAAGCATCTAGTTGTTCTGAAATATTTTCATTTGCGTAATTTTCCAATGTCTGCGCAGCAGCCATTAGCATTACGTGTGGAATTTGTGATTTTGTTACAGTTACTAAGCGAAGTGCTTTGGCTTCTCGTGCTCGCATAATTTGATTACGCTTGGCAGTACTCCATGAATATCCACCATCTCCGCCCCATAAGTCCCAAGCTACTCGACCTTTGCTTGGAAAACCTTCTTCGCCGCTTCGAAAACCGGTTGCCTGTTTATCCGGCTCATGGCGACTGAAAAAGCTGTACATACGTAGCACAACACTTTCTGAAAGTGGACTACGGTCTTTTAATTGATTAGCCCTAGCAAGACCTACTAAGGTCCCGCCAGGTTCACCATCTGCTTTCCATGCTAGTGCACGTTTGGCAGCAGTTGCCATTCCTGTTGTTGGTTTGTATGTTTTTGCCATAATTAATTTCTATAAGCCATAATAATTTGTTTACACATCTTACTACGTACAATGTCTTCATCAAGGAATTCTACTACCTCAATACCATCAATGCCTTCTAAGCGATCCACCGCGTCTTCTAATCCTGAATCAGGAATGTCAGATTGCTCAGTATCACCACTAAAGATCATTTTACAATTTTTACCAATGCGCGATAGCAGCATTTTCATTTCTTCACGAGTACAGTTTTGTGCCTCATCTACTAGTACAATACAATTGTCAAAGGTAGTGCCGCGTAAAAAGCCTAGTGGAGTTGGATCAATATCCTTGGCTTTTAAACAGTATTCATAAAATCCTTTGCCCAATGCTTTAGTAAAAATAGCATCAAAAGGCAATAGGTAAGGAGCATACTTTTCTTCTAGAGTACCTGGTAAGAATCCTAATCCACGACCTGTTTCAATATTTGGTCTGGTTAAGATAACTTTATCAACACGTTTGTGAAATAACTCGCTGGCAGCATAGCTGGCAGCAATATATGTCTTACCAGTACCGGCACTGCCAATACCAAATATTACATCATTGTGTTTAATAGCATCTAGATATTCACCTTGTACAAAGTTTAGTGGCTGAACTTCTTTAAAGGTATAATTACGTTGAGGTTGGGGCTCGCTGCTTCCAGCATGTTTTTCATTACGCAGCCTAGACTTTTCAGCTTGTGAAGGCCGGTCGCTAGACTTTTTTGCTGGAAAGGTGCGATGGTTTTTACCACTATTTCTTGCCATGAATTTCCTTGTTGGTTTATGTAAATCTTGTGGAAGAAATAATTTTACCACAAGATTAAATTACTGTCAAATATAAATTTACTTTGGGGCTTTTGGGGGCATAGGAGTACCTTCCAGTTTTTTATGCACTTTTACTTCTTTGCATACTTCTTTTGGTTTTTTAGTTTTAGGATCTGTTTGTTCAACACAGACCTTTTTGGTTTCAGCAGCGAATACTGAATTATTGTATCCTAGTAAAAAAATACCTGTAGCTAATGCTAATACTAACAATAGTTTCATTTAAATCTCCGGTTGAGGTGCTTGTTGAGGCGCTGGCTTGCCATTTATCATACGAATCTCTGCGATTGCAGTGCCGTTAAATCCAGCAGTAGTACTAAGACCTGGTGAGAAAGTTGGTTCTTGACGTGGTACATACGAAGTTTTAGCTGCTGCAGCTGCGTTATCTTGTGCTTGCTTCATTAGTGCAATAGAAGCATCAACTTCTTCCTTACTTCCACCTGCTAACATAATTCCGGACAATGTACCGGTTAAGAATGTAGCAATTGGTACAATTAATTCAAAAAATTTCTGGTCTATTGGGCTAATAGCGTTTAGTGGCTGTGTTACAAAAATCAAACTATAAAGCACAACGAATACAATGCCTGTTAGTGTTAGTGCTAAGCACACACCAATAAAAAACTTTAAACGAGCCATTAGCTGCTCATCGGTATATAAAAACGGATTACTTTGCACAGGTTACTCCTGGAGTGGTGGTTGGTGTGGATTGAGCTGGCGTTGCCTGAGGGTCTACTCTAGGATCGCGCTGCCCTTTGAAGATGTGGTCAGGACAAGTACGAGTTACATCACAAATTGGTCGCTTACATTGAGGTGAGTCCCAATTTGCTGGATTTTGGCATGGATATCGAAAACGATCTCCGCCAAAAAATGCTAAGGCAACTGGTAGTATAACCAATAAGCCTAGCCATTTAAATAATTTTAAGTCGGTGTTCATTTTTATTAGCCTACTTTTCCTAATAGTAAATTAAAGGTTTTTTGATACTCATTCATCTGCTACACCTATTAGCCGTTTGACAAAATTCTGCTAACTCATATAGACCTATAAAAAATAAGAATATAACAAAAGCGGTAGCACCAATAACTACAGCTAATTCATTTAAGTCTTCTTGTTTCTTTTTACGTGCGCGTTTTTGAGCATTAAGAAGTCTTACTTGATTAGCATCATCTGCGTCCATTTCAGCTTGGCGAGCTTTAATCTTCATCCAAACATCAATTTTACCTGTTTGCATAAATAGTAGTTTAAGTTCTTCTTCAAAAGCCCTTGCCTGTTCTAGTGCCATCTCTATTTGTAAAGCCGCACCCATGTTTGAGCCTTTTTTAGAGCTTTTAGCTTCAATTAAAGCTTTGGTGCCAGTACTTGTAGCATCAAACATTTTTGCAATCATTGGAGCAAGAGAACCTAAGTCGTTGGCAACTGCGCTGGCTTTCTTTACCATCGAAATGGCTGATTGTATCCCCGCTATTGCGGTAATCGGATCTATCATTTTTTCTTCCTCCACTCTAAGCAGATTACTTTTCTATTGTATACGTCACCAGGCCACATCCATCGCGCACACTCATATTCTGGCTTCGCGTATCCTAATACAAATGTTAGTATTAGGGTATACATTACTTACCTGCTAGCGGGTTATCTATAGCAGTTTTAATTTTATTATCAACATTACGCTCAACACGTTCCAATTTAGCATCTGTATCGCGTTTTAGCTTTTCCAGGTCTTCGCGCGCTTTGTCTAAATTACTGCGAAGGTCTTTTTGTACAGACTTTAAGTCTTGGTCTGTTTCACGCTGAGCTTGTTTAACACTACGCTCAATTTGCTCGGTTACGGTTTCGTTACGACGTAAATCTTGTTTTAGGTCGTTTTTAATATCACGAGTATAGTCTGAAGTCTTTTGAGAGTTTTCCTCAATTACTGATAGTCGCTTATCGAACTCACTTAGATCAGGTGTTACATACTCAGCAATTTTCTTTTTCATACCCATATAGTCTTTGTATATTTCAAAAGTGCCATAAAGACCGCCTAGGGCACTACTTGCAATTGTAAAAGCAATCATTAGTTTGGCTGGAGTAAACTCGTATCCACCAATACTAATAACGGTGTCTTTTGAGGCATATTTTTTAGCTGCAGCTTCTAGCTCGTCAACTTTTTTATTTAAGTCTTCTGCCATAATAACTCCTATTTATATTGCAGGTTTACTAAGTCTTGATGCCTTTGATCCGACCCTAAACCGCGTAAAACTCGTACGTTGTCTACAACTCTTTGATTTTTGTAAACTTCCCGTGGTTCGTAAAAATTTGCGTCACGTAGCGCAAAGTTTGTGTAGCTTGCATATCCTTGTGGGATTGTTGCCAACTGTGCTAAACCAACGCCGGTGGCCAATTCATTTGTGGCAGTTTGATTGCGTTGTGTTTGTTGTGGTTGTTCAGGCTCAGATTGCTGAACTTGTTGTGCTTCCAAAATTTGCTTTAATGGACTGTTTAAGTCAGTTAAAAAGTTTGGCTGTTGAAATAGCTGCTCGGACTCTTGTCGGGCAAGTTCTTGTGGTGCAAAAACTGCTGTAGTTTGTGTGGTTTGAGCCTGTTCCACAGTTGTTGGTACTAATAGCTGCAACTGTGTTGTTTGTTGCTGATTGGATACAGCAGTAAAACTTTGTGAATTTTGCAGTATACTGCTTGTTTGCTGTTGCTGCACTGTAACTGCTGCAAGGCTGCTACGGCTAGCAGAACTTGAGGCTTGAGTTCCACTACTACTAAAACTAGTTTCAGAACTTGTAATACTCTGTGAAACTGCTGCAGTAGCAGTAGCAGTGGCCACTTGCTGTGCACGATCACCAGCAGCTTGTGCGGTTGCTTCGGCCGCTGTTACCACTTGTTGTGCTACAGCTTTTTCACGATCCGAATTCTTGGCAATTAAGCTTAATGCGAATCCAATATTTGGTGCTCCACCGGACTTTTCTTGTGCACTTGCTGCTGTTTGGGGTGGAGGTGCTTGTGAGCCTTGTTGTGGCTGTGGTTGACCTTGTGGTGGCGCACCTGGCGGCGGGCTGCCTGGTGCAGGCGGACTGCCGGGCGGTGGCGGACTACCTGGTGGAGGTTCTGGGGCTTCTGGAGGCGGAGTGTACGCTGCTTGAGTTTCTGTTGCGCTACTTTTTGGAGTCAACTTAGCTAGTGCGTCCAAATAGCCTTTGCAAGTAGGCGAGTAAAGTGGATTTGAAGCACAAGGATCAACCGAATACTTAACTGAGAAACTAACGTTATAAACTTCTGGACCGTACGGTCCCGCCCAACCATTATTGTCGCGGCCAATAAACCCGTACTGTACTAAACCCACACTAGACTTTGCTAGTGGGGTTGAAAAAGTATCTGAGTAATTAAAATCTGTCCAGTTATAGCTATAGCTTAAATTCCACGCATTTCCATATAATAAGTTATTTGCAGCTTTACCACCAGTATTATCCCAAAATCTTACTAGTGCTGATAATTGATCTGTGCGACCATCGTCCCAACCATTGCCATTTTTAGCTCTAAATCCAAAGTTATATCCATTTACTTGCAGACCTGTTGATTCTGGTAACAACGTACTGATATGTTGTTGCTGATAAACATAAGTAGAGCCATAACTAAAGTTCAATTGGTTGCCAGGACGTACAATTGCTTGCGGACCGCAGTAACCAGTATCTCCTTGTTGCCCCCAACAAGTTAAACTATCTTGATATACTGCACCGGTCCACGTAGATCCTGTTGCAGTAGTTGTGGGTATAACAATGTTGCCAGTTTGATATATTTGGCCAGGTATCAATTCTTGCGCGTTAGAATAACTTGTGAACCAAAAACCCAAGCACAGCGCCAAGACCAACTTTCTTATATACATCATCTGTTTTTACCTCATCCAGTTTAGGAATCTTGTCTGGGTTAGCATCCCACTGCGCTTTGGCTTGAGCACCGATTTGACCTTCATAAGGACAAGGTGTTCCGGCTTGTAGCATAGCATCAAATACACGGCGATCTTGACACATTGTAGCAACTGCGGCTACTTTCATACCCATATCAAATAATGTTTTTGATAATTTTAAACGTTCACAGTTTAAGTCACGAACAGTGCCGCCTGAACTTACACCAAATACCTGTGTTTGAACACTACCACTTGAACCAGTTGAACACAGGTCAGCATTACCACCACTCATCATTGTAGGTGCAACTGCTGTTGGTGGTGGCTGAATTACGCGTTGAGTGATCGTTGACTCGTTGATATTCTTGTTGGTTATTTCACCTGAATTAATATTTTGATTAATATTGGTGTTGGCATTTGTATTTTGATTAACGTTTGTGTTGGTAGAAACCGCAGTACTAGTATTCTGATTAATGTTGGTCATTGAACCACTTTGAACATTATTGTTGGTGCTGGTGGAAGTGCTGGTGTTGATATTACGATTAGTCATATCACCAGTATTAACATTATTGTTTGTTGCTGTTGACGTACTGGAGTTAATATTATTGTTATTATACGTCATTGTACCCGAATTAATGTTATTGTTGGTATTAACACTTGTACTTACATTATTATTATTGTAAGTCATTGTACCCGAATTAACATTATTGTTATTGTAGGTAACAGTTCCACTCATAGCATTATTATTATTGTTGGTAACTGTACCAGACTGAATATTGTTGTTAGTATTTACACTAGTCGATGTGCTAGTATTATTGTTGTTGTTTGTGTTAGTTGAAGCACTATTAACAGTACTCAAACTAGTAGAATTAGAATTACTTGTAGTATTTGAATTTGAATTAACGGTGCTAGTAGAAACACTTGTTGAATTAGTATCTACTAAACTTTTGGAGTCGTAAGTACCTTGATTAATGAGCGTTTGAGCACCCACACTGCTTGCTGCAAATAGCAAACCTGCTAAAACTATTTTAATCATCTTACGCTCCTAATACGTGTAATGCATGCTCGTAATGCTTAATACGATCTTCTAATCCAATGGTACCGCCATTAATACGTTTTGTTAAAGTGAGAATATCACCCTTATCTGCCCACTGATTTAATTTGTTGGTTTCCCAGAACCAACAAGCCGACTGTGCTGCACCTTCAAATGTTTCCAGGTATTCAGCAGCTTCTTCTACGCTAATACCCAAACTAGCGGCAAACCAAGTATAGTTGTCTTTGCCAGTTAGCTGAATTAGGCCTTTGCCCGAATAACGATAGCCGTCGCCAGACTCTACCGGCCCATTGCCCATACGGTTAGCATAAACTAGGTTGGCAATTGCTTGCTGTTTGCCAGCATACTGCTGTGCTAGCTCATCAGTTGGAAAGTACTTGGGAAATATCTTGCGTAGTGTAACTGCACGATAATTTAAATTTTCACGTAGTGCTGTAAAGCCGCCTGACTCATGTGCACACTGTGCTACAAAAGCTGCAATACGTTGCGGTGTATTGATCTCGTAGTCTGGTAGTAATTGAGCTAGTGCTGTATGCCATTGCTTAGCATACGGGTTTTTAGGAATCAGCTGTTGTAGCTGTTGTAGTGATAGATTCATTACTTCAATCCTTCATATATGATTTTTTGTTCGCGATACCAACGCTGCCAAGCGTCCAATTTAACAGCACACGTATAGTACTCGCTATAATTAACTGTTACAGTTTTTGCTACATCTGATAGCTTAGCCTCGTCGCTGAGCTTCTGTAAATTTGGACAAGGTTCTTGTAATAGAGTACCTGGTGATTGTGGAAACTTTGCTGTAACTGGAACAACTGTAGAACAAGCACTTAATGTAAGGGCTAGTGTAATAGCTAATAATTTCATTTAGGCTGCTCCGCTGCACGATTATGTGCTTGAATGAACTCTTTTGGTAGTACGCAAGTGGTATCGTGTTTTACTACTTCACGATCAATAAACTGTACATTATCAGCACCGCGTCTTGTGATTACCTGAGTTTTATAAACTACTTTTTCTTTTATAGTTTCGTTGACGGTTTGTGCTTTGGCTTCTGCAACATCTACACGGGCTTGTAGTTCCTGTGCAGCCTGTTTCCAGGTATTATCGCAGTACAGCATTCCAAAAATAAAAATTGTTGCCGCAACCACCGTACCGCCAACAATTTTAAGTGGCAAGGCATAAAGTTTTGCTTGAGGCAAATAACTTAATAAAAAAGCCAATATTCCGCTTATAAGTGATAGCCACCAGATCCAATCTGGAAGAATTTTAAAAATAAAAAACATTTAATTTACCCTTGCGCGGTTAGCTAAGTACTCTAGCAACTCATTTTCATAACTCTGGAAATAATTCCTTATGAATGTACTCATGAACTTGATCATCGTTGAATCCTAAACTTTTTAACACTCGTGGAGTGTGTGGATTACATTTTTGTTGTTGACAGTAGTAATTTTGTTGCTGTGTAAAGTCATACTTGGCAACTTGATCGTCATAGGTTAACTTAGGACGATTTGGTTTAATGTTGTCTAAATAGTAGATAAGCGACTTTTTTGATATTTCTAGTATTACTGACAACTCAAACTCTGAATTAATATTACCGGCCGCAACCATGTTGCCGCTAAATATGTTTTGTGCCCACTCGGGCAGTTGACGTGGCTTAGCCCACGACGTAGGTTCTACCAGTTCATGGAACCAGTCAATCATTTTATGTTCTGGATCGCCACACGGAGAAAAATCTAGGAAAGCACCTGTAATCTTATTAGTACCAGCTATAATATCAAATCCGTAGATAGGGGCTGAATCATAAGTGTGAGGAAACACACATATATGCATCATGTACAGCTTTTTTGATTCAATGGCATCTATAACGTCTACGTTGGCACGACGAACCCAAGCATTTGAGTAATTTTTAGCGTACCAATCTGAGGTGTTATCCGTGGTCGAAAGAAAAGCACGCTGTGCAATAATGGTTTCCATTTCTTCAGCGTGCTTTTTTAATTTGTTAAATATTGTGCTCATTGGCTAGTTCACTAAACAGTTCTATAGCATAATCAAAACACAAGTTAGCTTCGGAAGCCATTGAGACATCTAACTTGTTACGTAATGCATCAATCAGATCTTTACGATTCTCAAACTCATACATAGTTGCTGAACCTGGTACCAGTTTTTTAATCATCTGTCCACCGTAAAGGTCTCCCATATGTCGAACGTATAAGTGAGCTAATATTTGTTGATCTGTTAGGTTATTAGCTACATATTGTACATACTCTTGAGTACTAGTATAAAGTTTAACAACGCCGGCATTTAGTTCTATTAAATCTTGTTTAATTAAATCTGCCCGACATAATCCAGGCAGATTGTCTAATAATCCGCGCGTATTTGCCACACTTTCAAGTGTGTAGTATATGGCGTGTTGATTGTACAAAAAATCACTGTAAATACTCTCCGACATTTTGCCGGAGAGTAATAGCTGTGTAAACTTGTGTTGTTCTGCTAACACATGACTATCATGCGTTAGCTCTTTTAGTGTTGTCATGTTGTTGGTGCTTGTGGTACTATGATTTCAGCAATAGTTGTAGCTGATGCAAAAGTTGCTGGCATATCGCGTAATTGTTGGCGATACGTTGCCCACTCAGCTTTTTGTGCTGATGTTAGTGGAGCATCTACTACCTGAGTCCAATCACTTTGCTGTAATAGGTGTGTACGTAAGTTGCGGATACCAATATCGATTTGAGCTTTAGTAATTTCTGGCTCTTCTGGAATAGGCATATGCTCAACCCATCCAAGCTCCGTTAACCCTACTTGATCAGTTAAGCCAGTTCTTTGTAAAACATCTGGATAAGCAACTGGGCCATCTACTATTACACCATTTACTACATAATTATAAAATACCATTACATATCTCCTGTACCGGTTGAAGGAAACTTTCTGCCAGTACCCCAAATAATACGAACACAACCGCGACCACCTCTATGATAGTGATATCTATTTCCTGAGTTGCCGCCTTGGCCGGAACCGCCGCCGTACAAACCGCCGTCAAGTACTGTATGACCATAGCTGCTCCAAGGATTTTCTCCTCCACGACCATTTTCGCCACCGCTACCGCCTTGACCGCCTACATAACTATATGCAGAGCCGCTAGCACCTTGTCCAAAAGGACCTGTACCACCCGCGCTTGAATAGCCGTATGTACTGGAATAACTACCGCCGCCGGCAGCACCGCCACCACTACCAGAATTATTTCCATTACCACCATTACCAGTATAGCCGCCAGCACCGCCACCGCAGTTATTACCGCCGTTACCGCCGAAGCCGCCACCATCACCACCCCAAGAACCACCAGTTGGAAGAGTACCACCACCACCGTAAACAACACTTGTACTAATAAAGTAACTAGTGCCTCCAGAACTATCGGTCGGACTTTCAGCTTGTAAGTAGTCACCACCTCGCCCAACTACAACTGTATAGGTTTTACCTGGCTCTACTTGAATATCATTTTTCCAACCTAAACCACCGCCACCAGGAGGTGTAGTATAGGTGTAGTTTGCACTACCAGCACCACCGCCAATACAAACTACAGATACTTTGGTAACGCCAGGAGGGCAAGTCCAAGCATATGTACCGCTACCAAAACCATAAAAAGCCTGGCCTGACGGTGCTTCTGCTTCTGCTGCTGCAACTTTTGGCGGGAAATAAAGATTTCCTTTACCATCAGTGGAAAGAGGTTGACCAGGAGCACCATCCTGTAACGGAAGTGTAAACTGAGCACCTTCTCGTCTTTGTAATTGATCTGTTACAATTTTTGTCATAAATTATCCTAATAAGATAAAATGAGTGGGGTACGAATACCCCACTCCGTTATTAGATAGACAAAACTGGAAAGACAATATCATTTGGATAGTCTTTTTGTTTTGTGATATTATCTAAGGCTAGTCTATACTCTGAAATAGACTTCTTCTTGTCCTCAGAATACGTATCCCATAGTTCGGGACTAGTAAGTTCTTTTAATTGTGCTTTTAGCTGATCTACTTTACGTACAGCAGTTCTCGTCAAACGAATATTTTCATATTCTTTGTGAAACTGCTCTAGCTCTACGTCAGTTAATTCTACAATTTTACCATTAACTAGTTTAAGCTTAGTATGCTCTTTAAAACCAGAAGGAATTTCGTAAAATTCCTCCTTGGTTTGTTCACTATCATCTTCTGGTAAAGTATTTTGAGCTTGAATTAGTCTGCCTGTTTCATCAAACTTTGCAAACATTATCTATCTCCGTATTGTGTAGCACACTGTGTATAGTAAGCTGCGGGAGACACGCTATTAGTAGCATTACCTGCATTACGGTTAGTACGTAAGGTTTCTAACATACGTAAGTCACAAATTAAACTACCATCAATTACTGTATCTAAGTTGTAGTAGTAATGTGAATCTCTAAACTGATAAGTTGTTTGATACTGGTGTGATGTAGCCAGTAACAATAGTACTGTGGTATTTGCTGGTATAGTAATTGAAGCAGTACCTGCTACGTTAGTAGTGCTAGATGTGTATGTATAAGGCTGTGTCCAAGTACCGCCGATAACAGAACTATAAGGTACACTGTTAGTGGGTGTATACAATGCTAGTGCTGCTCCACCATAACTACTATAATCGCTGCTATGATAGAAAACAAAGTTTCTTGTAATAGCGGAACCAGTAGTGTTACGAACTGGCAACAACGACATTGTAATACCAGTATAATCATCGGTAGTGTTAGAGTCATAATACTGTACGTTACGCATATGACCTAAACGCTTGTTATTTGCATAATAACACTGGCGATAAATATCACCGTTACGGTTATATACAAACAAACGCTCACTACCACCTGTTGGAGCTCCGTCGCCCATACACATATTAAAAGCCATGCTAGTACTGTTAGTATCACTAGTAACATTACCTACTTGGAAAGCTCTGTAAAGCTGACCACCAGGACCATCACTGGTCCAAGATGATCCACTATAGGTATTGCCCTGTGAACTGCTTGACACAATCATACCGATTGTGTTGCCTTCTACAGGAATTGGTCGGAAACTACCAATGGTTAAGTTACCGTTGGCGTCACTGATTAGTCCGCCAGCTGCGGCTGTTGTAGGTAGCGTGAATGTTGAACCACCTGGTTTTTGAATTTGATCTACTATAAGTTTACCCATTTTAGGCTCCTAAAATTTAAAAGAGATATGTGCGAGGAATATCAACGATATTTACAGTAGAACTTCCTTCTACTATAACGGTAGCCCAGTCCGGGATACTGTACTGCTGTCTGGTAGAAATAAAACTACCGTTTAAGATTGTGTCCACAAGAGGACTTCTGTCAAGTTTTTGTAAATTTTCAGTATCTGGTGCATCTAATACTATTAGAATTCCGTCTACTTGATAATTTTGTGTAATAACTTTGTTGGTTGGTAACACGGCTGCTTTGTCTACATCAATTATTACATTGGTGTTGGTAGCAGGAGTTAGTAAGTTGTATATATCGGCCGCTTGAACTAAGGTATCTACGAAAGTTTTAACAGCATACTCTGTTGGAACCGCAGTATTTGAATTGCCTGCCATTGTACCGTCACTAGAGAACTCGTTAATAGTCTCACCTAACTGCGCACCAATAGAACCCAACTTCAAGCTAGTCAAACCACTTAAGTCGAATGCGTTAGCATTCAATGTAGCACGACCAGTTGCTTGATCAATTCGGAAATATTCACCTACACGGAAGTTACCATCTTGGTCAGTACTTACATAGAATACACGACCTGGGAAGACTTCGTTTGTTTCATTACCTTGTGCGGCAGCTTGTAGCGGCTCTCCAGGATAATTTGTAGTTACTACACCACCTGTACCAATTGACAAGAAGTCGTGGCCAGTTAAACGAATCTGTGAATACTTACTACGTAGTGTGATGCCAGTACCACTTACGCTACCCATTGGTTTTTCTTGTGCTAAAATAACAGAAACTATAGAACTACTATTTACATAGGTTCCTGATACACTTTGTACAACGTACGCATATGTATCGCCTGCAATTTGAATACTCTGACCAGGTTTAGGTGCTGCTGTTAATCCTGTTAACACTAGTACAAAACCTTTTTGGTTTTCTAGCGCACCTGCACTTACAGTACCTACTCCGCCATTTTGGAAAGAGATAGTGTGTCCTAGTGCAAAAGTACCTGTTGTATTTCGTACATATAGTTTATTTGCACTATATTGTACGTTTGTTACTACGCCAGTTGCACCGTTACTTGTTACAAAAGTATCGCCTTCATTAATTACACCACCCTGATAAACAAAGTTTAGCTGTTGCCCAATCAATGTTCCAGTTACTGCTGTTTCTGAGGTTCCGAACCCTTGAGCTACTGCCCCCCATGTACCATAGCTATTGTTACCGTTTAGTGCACGAATAAAACCGCCACCAGTACCTATGTAACCAAAGTAACAGTAATAAGTAAAACAGCTTACAATTTCTGACTTACCTTCGTCTTTAACCCAATAACCAACACCGTTATCATTGATAATGGTATAGCCATGGAAGATCATTGTTTTAGCACCAGTACTATGTACAGTACCATCAATTAAAGCAGCAATAGCGCCTGAACCGATAAATGAACACTCTAAAACGTAAGGAGATTTAGTAGTAATAGGCGATGCTGGGTTAAATCCAACAACAACACCCTTAACTGTAGAAGTTGTAATATCACTAGGAGTTGTGCCAGGTACCCAACCAGTCATACCTTTAAAGGTCATTTTGTTTAATATTGAGCCGTTGCTCATCTTAAACATTGTAGACTGACTATTTGGAGTTATACCGTCATCACTTAGACCGGCTTTGGCGTGAACGTTAACAGTACGTTGATTATCTCCAACAATAGCCACGTTTGGTGGAACTATGATTGGCAGTTGTTCATTGTATGTACCTGTTTTAACAAAGATTGTAGAACCTTCTTCAGCACGTTGACAAGCATACTTAATAGTTGCAAACGGAGTAGATATATTACTACCACTTGTTACTTGGTCAACACCGTGTGGTGCAACATAGTAAACTTTTGAAGATTCTGTAGCTCCAAGCCAAGCAAGGGCATTACCACTAGCCGATACACTTAAACTTCTACCAACTTTATCATCCCCTGCATCAAGCGGCGCTGAATTGTAGTCATTGTTTAAGAGATCGTAGTATAAAACATCACCTAAGTTAGTACCTGGTATATTCTGCACTTCACCAGAATTGTTTATAACAGATACACCTAAGAACTTATAGTTCTGGAAAGGTAAGCCATATGTTTTGAACTCTTCTAGCTCTTTTTTAGCATACTGGAAAGCTTCGCGTACAGTATCAAACAAATATGCACTAGGTAGTTTAACAACACGATCAACGCTAGATACTGCGGCAAAATAGGTATTTGTGAATTTACCAGCAGGGATATTGTTTAAATCGTATCCTGTACCAACATTTACATATCCATTATATTGTGGAACCGGTGTAAGTGTTGTAGTAGCAGCAAATCCTGTAGCACCACCAGTATCGGTTGCAATAATATTTGCATAACTATAGTGACGACCACCGTTAGTAACTGTAACTCCTAAAATACCGCTTGGTGTAGCTGCAACTGTGAAACTAGCCCCAATACCTTGTGCTGTACTATTAACCTGTACGGTTGCATAAGTATAGTTAGTACCTGGATTTGTTAGGGTAATGCTTTCAATTGTATTACCATCAGCGCGTGTAACAGTAGCTGCACCACCCGTACTGTACTGATTACCAGTAATTTGTACTGTTGGATTACTTGTGTAGTTTTTACCGCGATTCGTAACTGTAATACCCGCAATTGGATATCCACTTAAAATAGGGTTAGCTGTAGCGCCTGTACCTCCACCACCACTAATTGTAATAGTAGCAAAAGTATAACCATGACCTGGATTAGTAATACTAATATCAGTAACACCGCCGGCTGTAATTGTTGCTGTAGCAGTTGCTTCGTGACCATCACCATTAATTGTTACAGTAGGGGCGCTCGTATATCCGCTACCAACATTGGTAATTTCATAACTTTGAATAAAGTTTTTAAGAGTGTGTGCAGTTGCTGTTGCACCTGTTCCATTACCAGTAATACTTACTGTTGCATATGTGTATCCACTACCACCACTTACCAAGTCAATATCAGTAATAGCACCTGCAACAATTGTTACTGTTGCTTGTGCACCAGTACCGTCTCCATTGATTGTTGCTGTTGCAGAGGTATAACCACTGCCAAGTGTATCCATGTGCACTTTAGCAACTGCGGTACCAAGATTTAAAGTAACGGCTAGTGTAGCTCCTGTACCACCACCACCTACTACTGTTGCAGTTGGTGCTGTAGTATAACGACTACCAGCATTTGTAATTGCTGCACTAGCAATGTTTTTTCCTGGTGGAACAACTATTGAAGCAGTACCTCCAGTACCATCACCAAGCAATGTAACTGTTGAGTCGTTGGAATAATTATATCCGCCGTTATTAAAAGCAATAGACTGTAATGGAGCACCTGCCAATATTGGGGTAACTGTAGCACCTTCGCCATCGCCTTGAACAGTTAGATTAGTGGATAAACCACTGTAGCCGCTACCTTGTGCAGTAACTGTAACACCACCTAAAACACCAAGCTTATAGCTTAATAAGTTATCGTTGTTATCAGCAAGCTTCCAGTCATTACCGTCACGTACTAAGAACTTGTTTGCTGTCTTTACAGGACTAGCGATTACTAAGTCTGCATCACGTAATTCACCGGCTTTTGTATTTGTGTAAGTACCAGTATTTACTGAGCCAGGAGTAACTCCATGACCGCTTACTAACTTAATACCTTCTGTGCGCTTGATGTATGCAAGTGAAGCACCATCAATAGAAATACCATGACGCTGATCTTCAACAGAAATTACACGATTATTGCGGCTAGTTCCACGAATGGCAGCAACGTTGGCTTTTGTAGTTAATGTTTCGTCGTTGCGTGTAGTACCGTTTGTTAGCGAACCACCGCTAAAGTAGAAGTAGTTATAACCATTAATACTTGATAATGTGCTAGATACTAGGGCTGTTTTTTCGTAACGTACGCCACCAATCCAATACACAAACTTTGTTTGTCCTGCAACAGGACAAACTACTAAAGTTTTTGCAATTGCCGCAGTTTCGTAGGCTGTGCCAGTAGCAAACTTACTATCTTCACGAACAGTTACATCACCGTTCTTGTCAATAGAGTAAACACGAGTACCATTATCACTGAATTCTACAACACCGCGAGTATCAACGTGCTGATTATCAAAACCAGTAGGATCAACGGTTGTATTTGTAACTGTAGAACCACTTAATACGTCTAGTACACCGTCAATAACTGCATTGTTATTAATGTTAGTTGTACCAGTTGCAGCACCGATTTGAACATCAGTTGCAGCACCAGCAATATTAACTGTGGTAGCTGTTGTATTAACAACATTAAAAGTTGTTTGGTTAGTAGTAAGGTCACCGCCTTTTACCTGTACATCACCGTCAACAACTAAATTGTTGTTAACATTAGTTGTACCAGTTGCAGCACCGATCTCAACGTTTGTTGCTGCACCAGCAATATTTACTGTTGTAGCTGTTGTATTTGCTATATTAAATGTTGTGCTAGTAACGGTTAAGTCACCGCCGTCAATGTTTAGGTCATTGTCAACATCTAAGGTACCACTTACGCGGGTATTACCAAGTGTAGAAGTACCGTCAGTTGTAAGTGTTGTGCCATTTGTAAGATTTAAGCTACCACCACTGATATTAATTGTTGCACCGTTTTGAGCAGTATAGCTTGCATTAACGCCGCTAGCAACCAAAGGACCACTAATTGTTCCGCCTGCTGCTGCATTAATAAACTGATCTACGTAAGATTTTGTAGCTGCGTGTAGTGGATCTGTAGGAGCTGCATACAAGGTAAGCATACCAAGCATCGCATCGCCGTCTTTAGACAAGAATCCTTCTGCACCAGTAGCAAAGCTACTCCAGTTTGCGTTTGTTCCACCTGCTGGGTTACTGCCACCAAAACTATCTACGTTTGCAATAAAGCTAGAAGCTCCTGCTTTTACAACGTCGTCTTTGTAGTATTGAGTAGTGCTATTCCAAGCACCCATCCAACGAATACCACTATTGAACTTCTGCCATTTGTTAGCAGCTAAGTCAGTAGCGAATACTGTAGAAGCATGTGGTAAGATGGAAATGTAAGTATTACCACCGTAAGTAACTACTTCGTCAGTTGCATACTGTGTGGTAGTAGACCAAGGTCCGCTAACTTTAAAGCCAGCAACAATCTTATCCCAAGTAGCTGTAACTGTAGGATTAACGTTTTGGTTATCTGATTTTGCGCGGTATAGTGAACCACCGTAACCAATAACTTCATTGATTTTATATTCTGTAGCACTAGACCAAGCACCTTGATAGGAGAATCCTGAACTATATATTTGCCACTTTGTAGCATCAGTAGGTAAGTTGCCAGTTGTTACACCTAGTGCAATGTATACATTACCACCATAGCTAACAATATCGCCTTGAAAATATCCAGTAGCGTTAACATAGTTACCTTTGTAACTGTTACCTGCTGTTAATAGTTCCCAGTTAGAAGAAACTGTAGGAAGCGTATTAGACTGTGTTAATTTTGAACGGTAGATGTTGTTACCATAAACAACAATATCGTTTACATAATATTCGGTTACAGCACTGAAGTTACCAGTAAACTTAATACCGCCTACATACAGTTCCCAATAACCAGTGTTGCTTGGTGCATTGTTAGTAGTTTCAACTTTAGCACGATAGATGTTAGCACCATATGCAACCAAGTCATTTGGTTTGTATGCAGTAGCTTCGTTGTAAATACCGTTAGGGCTAACACCCTCTACAAATTTATCCCAGTATGTGGTATTTGTAGGTAAGTTGTTTGTTCCATCTTGTTTTGCAACAAAGATTGATCCACCGTATTTAACAACATCGTTCTTTTGATAAGAAACTGTAGCAGAATACACACCTTCGTACTGAATACCGTCTAAGAATCTAGACCAGTAAGTTGCATTAGGAGGAGTAATATTTACAGAGTCTTTAACAGCAACGTATACAACACCACCGTGTGCAACACCGTCACCAATTTTGTAGTTACCACTTGTGCTAAATACGCCGGTAAAGTTAAAACCCTCTACCATCAAAGCCCAATAAGCAGTATCTGTTGGCAGTACGCCAGCTGTTTTTAACGCAAATGTATAAACATATACATTTCCGCCGTACTTAACGATATCGTTAGATTCGTATGTAGTACTGGCGCTCCACTGACCAGCAAAGTGGAAGCGTAATTTTCCTAGATCAATTAGTTGACTCATATTATATTAGCCTCATAAGTAAGTGTCCTTTGTTACCCCATTCGAACTGAATAGTATCTTTTGACCATACCCATTGTTTATAGTCATACTTATCAATTACGTCAGTTTCTGGTAGTGAAACAGGAGTGTCTCCGTCTAAAATTTCGATATTTAAATTGCCTGTGTCAGGGTCTAGACGAAACCCGTAGAACACTTTATCAACTAAATCTGTACCTGTATAGAATCCACTCATTATGAGACTCCTTGTAAAATCGAAAAGACTACATCAATGCTGGTAGTTACCATGGCAGAGACGATTAACTTGTCCCCTGGTAAAAGCACTAATTTATTGCCCTTCATCAACTCGAAAGGTTCGCCTGCTTCTATACGTTTGTTTTTATGCACATAGGTATCTGTAGAACCTCTGCGCGTTTTAATTGTAAAAGGCACAGTAGTACTTAGTAAGTTACTAACACTACAACCTATTACGATTGCCTTTTCTGGGGCTGTGTATACTTCTACTTCTGTAGTACCTACACCGTTTGCTATTGCATTTGTAAATGTTGTTGCCATATTTTACCCCAATGCAATTGCCATTACGATAGCTTTTTCGTTAGCTATCTGCTCAATTAAGGCATCTTGTCCACCGCCTGCGCTAAAACTGCTAACAGTACCATCGTGTTTTTTATAATACATGGTACCGTCATAGTCGTTTATTGCTACTTCACCGAATTCTAAATCTTCGGGCTGTGGGATTCTGCCAGGAATTGAGCTACGTTTAAATTTAATTACTGCAGCCATTTAGCACCTTTAATAAGTGCCGCCGTCAACTTGTACAATACTAGCTAATCCGGCAGTTACTGAGAACTGTGAAGAATCAAACTTAGCTAAACCTTTGATTAAGTTAGTGGCTGTTGGGATTACAGTTTGCAAGATGTTGGTAATCAAACCCTTGGCATTAACCGTGATTGTTGGCACAGTTACTTCATCACCGAAAACACCTACTGTGGCATTAACTGTGGCCAGTGTAATTGCTGCCGAAACTGCTGCACTACCGTCTACACTTAATAGTGTAGCTATTGCATCACCAGTTAAGCTCAAGTTACGTGCTGTTGCCCACTTGGTAGCTGTAGCTGCATTACCAACTAATTCTGCATAGACATTGGTTACTTCCAAGTCTTTGTTTAGTTGCCAACGATCTGTGCCGCTAGTATACAAGATAGTTGCTGGTACTGCTGGGCCACGAATGGTTATACCACCGCCGTCTGCCATTGCTGCCGACGTAGCATCTTTGGCTAACTCGATGTTTTTATCGCCAATAGATACTGTTGTAGAGTTAACTGAAGTTACAGTTCCTAAAACAGTTAGGTTACCTGTGATGGACGCGTTACCATCAATGTTGATGTTGGCAGCAGTAATATCGTTGCTGTACAGCGTACCGTTGATTGTAGCGTCATTGAACACAACGTTTGATGTTGGATTAACTGCTTGACCAAGGTTAATTGTTACTGTGTTGTCGGTAACCGCTGTGGTAACACCGACTCCGCCTACAATGCTAAGGGTATCCGTTAACAGGCTAATTGTATCGGTTCCGGTATTACCGGCTACGCCTAGGTTAGTTGCAACACTAACAGTTCCAGCGGCTGTTAAGCGACCTTTTGAATCAACTGTGAATGTTGGAATATCTGTTGCTGAACCATAGCTGCCTGCGGTTACTGCGGTATTTGCTAGCGTAATTGCTGCGTTTACATTTTGTGACCCGTCTACGCCGGTTAGTTGTGCAGTTGCGTCACCGGTTAGGCTTAGGGTACGTGCATTCAACCATTTAGTTGTAGTAGCTGCGTTACCAATTAAGTCTGCGGTAATATTACGTGCTGCAAAATCGCCATTTGAATCGCGTTTTACTAATGTGCCGATTGTATTGGAATTAGTAGCAGCGTCAACCATATCGGTATAGCGCTTACCACCAACGATAATGTGGTTAACTGCATTACCAGCAGTTTCGAGTCCAAGACCAATATAAAGTCTATCTCCACCATTCGACCCGTTGTCTGTTAAGCCTGAGTAGGCTAACTCACCCGCACCTAATACCCCAGGATTGCCTGACGTTTCACTGCGTTTTATTCTTACTATAGAAGCCATATTTTTTCCTTTTAAAACTGACCAGATTCAATGATTTGTTGATCTAGTAGCTTGGTGGCAGTCCACTGCTGTGTTGAGGCATTGTACACTAGTGTGCTGCCACTCTCTAGGTTTGTGGTATCAATGTCCACTGAATTTGAAATAGAACTGGTCGAGGCTGGAGGCATCATACCCGTAACAATAACCGTGGCCTGTTTATCATCAATGACCAGGTTATGTGTTTGTGTAGTTTGTACAACCGCGCTGTTATTTGACTCGGTTACAACTACATCAGTCATCGGGTAACCTCTGGAACTAGTGTTAAGTTACCTACTAAGAACGGCACAACATTGTTGCCATTGAATAGTTCTAGTGAATAAACTGCTGTTGAAAAATCAAATAATCTGGTTACGCTGCCTAGCACAGTGATTGTAATAGTTTTTGTTGTGTTGTCTAAGATAATTTGACCAGCCTGTGAAGTTGCTTCAAAAAGTACTGTTGGACTATCCACAGTTTCACGAACTTGCATGCGTGCTGAATACTGTGATAAGTCAACTGGTTGGCCATATTCTACAACACCACCACTTGTAAACGTAGTATAGTTTAAGCTATTTACTTGGTTGATTTCAATTTTATTTGCTTGTGCAGCTTGATGTGCAGCAACAGCAGCTTGATTTGTTGCAATAGCTGACTGCCAGGTTGAGTACGCATTATTTGCAGCATTCAAAATAGGCGGAAAAGTACTAGGTATTGGAGGAGAGTATTGCTGGTTCTGCTGCATTATAAACTGGTACGCAGCTTGCGTAGTCATTGTAGCCCAAGGTCTTACTGTAGGTGCTACTGTTTGAGCATCTTGATTTCGTGCATCTTGCCATGTATATAAGGCACCCAAGTAAGCGTCTTCTAAAACTTCTTCATCAATTAGTGTTGGTGCTGTGGCTGTTACTGGTGTTGATACATGATAAGCATCTTCTCCAACGGTATTGATTTCTTTCATACCACCTGCACCAACTACACGAAATCTCCAACCAACAGGCATATTGTGTGCTGTTGTGGTAGTTATAACGCAAGGGGCCGATTTTGCGATAGTTTGAATTGGTACGTAAACTTTTGTTTGCGATTCCCAACGGTAAACTTCTTGAAATGTGCTGCCTTGGTATACCTTATAATTAATTTTTGCTGGTTGCATACACTCTGCCTTTCTGTGGTGCTGACTGCTTTAAATTACTTACCTCTTGAGTAAGAGCAGATATTTCAGTGCGCAGATGCTGATTCTCTACAGTTAATTTTTGTAGTTCGCCATTTAAAGCAATTATTTCTGAATGCAACCTGCCTAGCTCTACGCTAAGCTTAGTATTCTGCTCGCTCATGCGCTCCAATTCAGTGTGCATAAGGCTGATAATACTAGTTTCTGCTTCTGTACTTTGCCAATTTTTTAAGATTTTTTGCGCTCCTACCAGAACAGCTGTTATTGCGATTGCAACTAAACTAACGGCCTGTAAGATTTGCTCAAAATTAGAATCCAACATATGTGAGTTCTCCTATTTATTACGGACTATAATCTTTATAGCCACTTAGTTTATTTAACTAGTTGTAAACCAGTGAGAATCCTTATTAACGTAAAATAGGAGACTACGGACAATTTGATATATTATAGCATATAGGGTCCAAATTGTCAATGCAAAAAAATACCCTGCCCATTTGCATGAGCAGGGTATTTTTCAAATTACCAGCCTGTTAATTCCATTGAGTGTGCGTAGTAGCCAAATAGCTGATATTGAATACTACTATTTGATCTTTTGCCGTATATCATCGAGTCTTGCTCCATTTTAGCGTAATCGCTGCTGGGAAATAAGCTAACAAATATATTTTTGTGAACTCCAGTACTACGGATAATTTTTAATAAATCTGATTTGTCATTGTCTGGTAATAAGCTAAAGTCGAAATTAAACTTGTCAAAAGCAAAGCTTCTGTCTACAGCTAAATCACCGCTGTCTCGTCTGGTAACTTGCGAATTATCTACAAAATCAAATTGAGCTCCGTTTTGTATATTAAATGTAGGCGACCAATAATCACCAATTACTAATCTTGCTGAATCTATGTAACCTATGGGATTAGCTGGATCAGAAATCTCAATTACTGCTGCACGGATATTGCTAGGTTTTGAAGTAATCCATACAGCTGTTTTTACACTTCCGCCATATACAAAAGTATTGGCGTTTATTCCTGCTGGCCAGGCCTTAGGGTCTATGTTATAACCTGGCACAGCAGATATGGTACCGCTGTTGTAAACAAGACTACTAGCCTGAGCATCGCTGTAAAGTCTAACTGTGATTGTTGCAGTACTACTTAAATTAGTGCAAGGCATAGCTACACAACCAACAGTTTGAGCACTATTCCAACTAATATTATAAGTTACGCTAGTATTTGTACTGCGATGAACTTGTGACTTTAAATCTGTTAATAGATTAGCTGCTACAAGAGTTCCGCTACTACTATTAGCTGTAATTGCTGAGGCCGAATCTGCGATGTTGTTATAAACTATGCGTATATTTGCCATATAAAACCTTTAAGTTAGTGTTTGATTTGTCAAATCAACTTGAGTAGGCGGTGCAGTTTGTTCTAAATCACGGGCCTCGGCGCAGTCTAAGTAAAGCGAGTATAATGCTAAGTATATCATACTTTGCTTTACTACTACGCCAGTTCTTTCTCCGGTTTGAGGATCTCTTAAATTAATTAAATACTCTGGGTCATACACTGTTTGTACTGTTCCTCTGTTAGTATAAAACTTTTGCTCACCTATAACTGCCACATCTTCTTCCATAAAAACAATAGGTTTTGGAATATCTTCTAGGTAGTTACTAATATTTACTTGTTTGGCTCTTCTCCAAACTGTGCCTTCGGCAGTTGTTTCTTTATAATTTGCCATTTTATTTCCTTATAGCCATATGCCATATTCAACGGGAGTTTCAACAATTTGTTGCCATGGTAGAACACAGCGTATATGTACATCGTACTGAGCACTGGCTACGGTGGGTGGACGTATTTGAGTAAAAGCACTATATGTAAAGTTTACAGGTACATTAACTGTGTTACTAAATCCAGTTAACCAACCAGTCCAAGTATCTTCACCAGCATTTGCAGATTTTATTCGATATTCAATAACAAAATTACGTTGTTCTGGGTAAGTAGGCGTACTTGTTATTTGAGCATATATTGTGCGAGTAGCTCCATTTTGATTTGTTCCGGCAATTGTCCAGTCAAATCCATATACTGGAAAAGTTTGTGTGGACGAAGTACGGGTTATAATATAGTCTTCGTATCCAGGATAATTTAATTTTATTTCGTAATCAAATACACCATTATTACCTCCTGGATCTGTAGTATAACTAACACTATTACTACTCATATTGCCAGGGATAACCGTTAACGGTGCTCCACCTATTGCAGTATTCCAATTTCCGTACGGAGAAACACTTCCTGCTGAAGCAGCAGGCTTAACGCGCCACTCAATGTTAAATTCTCTGGTAAATGGATATGTAGAAACATTATTTATTTGTACATTGGTAGTATTTGCTGTAGCGTTTATTATTACCGCAGGACTTTCTATGTACAAACCAACGTTCCAAAAAGCCGTTCCTGAGGTACTATTTATTCTAAATGTGAAAAATAAAGACTCTAGGGGTTCGGATACTCCATCTATTTTTGCGGTTATGTAAAAGTTAAGAGTTTCGGCACTCCATATAATCTCACCACTTACAGCTGCTGTGCTGCCATCATTGCCTAACCAATCAGTGTTATCTGCAGTACCAATATAACTATTTGTAGAATAAAAGAAACTACATTCACCATCTAATGGAATATATTTTATAGTTCCTGTTAGGGTACTAGTATATCCTTCACGTATTGTAGTGGGGGAAAAGCTGAATGAAGGTATTGGTGTTCTCCAAATAGTAATATTTGGACTAACTCCTAGCAAGGGGCCACTAGAATTATTTAGCCTAAAGACAACGTTTGCTACCTTGTCTTCATTCATATAGTTTCCGGACCACTCTAGTGTACGCAATACTAATAATGCAGTACCATCTGCTGGTACTGTAATAGTGCCGGTTAAAGTTGTTGGTGCATCAAGATCTGCGGAAGTTATTTGTGAACCACTAATTGTTAGTGTATTGATTTGATAGTAAATAGTTGCACCTACTAGTCCTGAAGTAGGTACGTAGACAACAGTTGCACGCGGAGCAGGATTTCTATTTGCGTATCTAAATATATTATCTCTGCTGAGCGTTATGGCTCCTACAGAATAAGTGTCTGTTAGACTTAATGCTGTACTTTTACCAATTAAATTAGTTCTGGCGGCATCGGAATACACGGAAATTTGAAAAGTACCTGTACCTTCAAGTTGAGTATCTGTGGCAGTAGCTATACTTTGCGGGTAGTAATAAGAATCTTCAAAACTCCACGACGTACTGCCGCTTGTAGTCTGAAAATCGGCGTCTTGTAGATTAACATAGTCAGTTAGTTTCCAATACACTGTAGTATATACTACACTGTCGACGTACATAGTAAAGTAAAAATTTTGGCCTTCAGGAACCGTATTAGGGGTTACAGAAAATTGAACAGGACTAGCTTTGGTTTTATTTCTAAGCTGATTTAAGGATATTATGCCGCTGCTTGGTACACCTGTAGTAGCTGCAGGTACATAAGACCCGCCAGCATAGTACTCTGACAACTGTACTGGAGGGCTTCCACCAAACTCAGTTTGAACATCTAATAAAGTTATTTGTCCACTAGGGGTTGTCATTTAATCTTCCTGTCTAGCTCTTTGATTGCTTCAATTATTAGTGGTATTAGTTTTTCATACTGAACACCGAGTGTTCCGTCCGGCTTAGTGGCTACACTTTGTGGCAGTATTTTTTGGACTTCTTGAGCTATAATACCTACATCGTGCTTTTTAACAAAATAACCATCTTCCCCACCTTTTTTAGCAATTACTGAATCTTTCCAGTCATAGGAGTACCCACCTAAAGTCTTTAATTTTTCTAAAGCGTTTGTTAGTGGAACAATATTTGTTTTTAGTGTAATATCAGAACTGTAATAAGCAGTTACGTTACCTGTTGCGTAAGTATCTCCATTTACAAGTAAACCTGCACCAGTACCGGCTGTGATAATAACTGTAGGAGCAGAGCCAGCAGATTTAAATACTGCTGCACATGTATTAGCTGCAGTATTATAATTATCTGCACTAATACAGGCATCACTCATCCTACCTTTGACAAATAATCCTGTGACATGGCTAGTTGCAAATTGATTGCTATTCCATATACGAACTCCATAGGTGCTGGTCATATTTTCAATATTTAATCCGGAACTAGTATGGCTACCATTTCCGGCATTTATGAAAATAGCGTCTGCTCTAGTACCGGAAATATACACTGTATTAGTACCGTTACCAGGTCCACCTTGAAATTTTGCTGCCCCACCTTTAGCAGAGTATGCATAGAACGCATATGTATTAGGGTTTGTACTAATGTCATCCGCCATTAGTGCAGGGCCTATTGTAGGCCCTGCTTGACCTAAGCGTTTGTTTACTTGACCTACAGAGTAAGAAGCACCTAAGCCATCTGCATATCCTGAACTACCTAAAATTACGTCAAAATTACTATCCGTAGATTGAAAGGTACCGCCAGTTAGTTTATTTGCAGTAATAGATTTTTCTACAATTAGTGAACCTGTAATATAGGTTACTTGTAGTGCCCAACTTGCCGAATACCCAGAAGTTGTTGCACGATAGGCTGTAGAGTTATTTCCACTATTGTAAAGTATGGTAGCAATATCCCCCAATTGAGCGTATCTAAAACCCGTAGCGTTATATACCTCTGAGTCTGTAGGCTGAGAGCTGTCATTGGCACCGCCACGATTAATCAAATATGTAGCAGAACCGGGAGTGCCTGGATTACCTGGATCGCCAGGATTACCTGGATTACCTTGGTCACCTTTAACTCCGTTTGCACTAATTGCGCGAATACTATATAAACTATTAGTCCAATCTAGAGTACTCTGTGTAGTTGTAGGTGTGGACTCTACGTTTAATGGAACAGTAATAGACCATAAAACCCAACCTGGGGTAGTATTTGTAGGTGCTTCTATATCCCAAAACGCTGGTGCAGAGTATCCGCCAGTATTCCAATAATATATAGTACTACTAGTAGGTCTAGCTGGTGCAGAGCCAGAAGTCCATCTATAGATGGCTGGATACGCACTCATGAAACCGTTTTGACCTACTTGACCAGGAATACCCTGTTCAACAACACTCATTGATCTAGTAACGCTTAGAGGGGTGGTAAGATTAGCACCACCTACAACTAATTGTACTGTAATTGTACTAGTACCTGTTGGCGTAATTGTTACTTGACTCTGAGTAGAACTACTAGGGATAGCTCCAGTTATATTCCAAGCATAGGTGGCATTGGTAACATTGGTGACTACTGCTGCTAATGTTCTTGCACTTGGAATTACTGTTCCACCACTATTCTTATAAAAAGTACCTAAACCATCTATATCAATTAGTGATACTCCTAGCCCTTTTACACCGGCCTTAGACTTAGAAACTGTAAAAGTTTTTATTTGTGTTGGCCAACATGTTTTAGTAGCTGTACAAGTAAGAGTAGCAGTATCAAGACTATCAATCATATTAGTAACTGATATTGTTCTTGTATTTGCTCCCGTAGCTGTTACACCACTAGGAACTGTCCATGCATAACTCCATGCAACAGAATTATCCGTACTGCCAATTATAACTGACATAGTACTGGTTGCGCCTGTATATACACCTTCAGTACCATCAGCTGCTGTAGGTACTTGTACACTGCTAGTAGATAGTGCTGAAGATACTGTATCGGAACTATTACTAAGAATCAGTGAATTTGTATATCTTTGACCGTATAACTCTAAAGTAGCAGTTATTGTAACGGTGCTTCCTGTTTGAACAGAAGTAGCAGGTATAGTTATATAGTTACCATCTACAGTACTCGGAACACTAGGGCTAGTAGACCATGAAACTGTTCCTTTTAGTTCTCCTGATAAATTAGCCTTAACTAAAATTTGTGAGGGCTGTGTACCACTATAGTTAGTATAAAATGAATTTGTTGCAGAGTTAAGAGAGATATAGTTACTAGATACATTTAACATTCTAGGAACTGTTGCTGTTAGCAATATGTCTCTTTGGTTTACTATTGTTGCCATTATATTATTATCCCTATATCTACTCTGCCAGAAATCCAGTCGCGATTTATACTAATAATT